TGACTATGTTTAAATTTCTTAGACAATCTGTAGAAATCGGTGCTAATGGCACCCAAAAGTACATGGTTAAGCACGGTAAGAACAAAGGTAAAATATTATGACAAAATTATGTGCAAGAGGTAAATCAGCAGCCAAACGTAAATTTAAAGTCTATCCTTCAGCATATGCAAATGCTTATGCCTCTAAAATATGTGCAGGGAAAGCAAAAGATCCATCGGGTGTAAAAAGAAAAGATTGGGGTCCTAAAAAAGCAAAAGACGGTATTTTTGCTGATGTTAAAAAAAAATTTATTGGACCTATTAGAGTTTCTCCAAACGTATCACAACAATCTAGTGTTGAAGGTAAAGTAAAATCAGACATAAAATCATTGGGAGTAGGTGTTGGAACTAAATTTGGAAATTTAAATTTTAGAAAATCAGATACAACAGAATCAATGTCAGGTTACAAAGATTATAAAACAAAAGAAAAAAGTGTGTCTTATGATAAAAAAATTAAAATGGGTAAAAAGTATGAATTAAGTCTTGGCGCAAATACAGGTAAATCAAAATCTAATACTGGATTTAAAACTAAGACTAAAGGTGTTTCAGCAACCCTCACTGGATATTTTAGCAAGGGTGGTGGTGTTGCAATTAAAGGTACTAAGTTTAAAGGTATTTTTTAATGTCTAAAAGAGGAACTTGTTGGCAAGGTTACCAGCAAAAAGGAATGAAGAAAAAAGGAAATAGAATGGTTCCTAATTGTGTTCCTGCTGGTATGAAATCAGGCGGACTAAAAGAATGGTTTAACGAAAAATGGGTGGATATATCAGCACCCAAAAAAGGAGGAGGTTACAAATCATGTGGAAGAAAATCTGCAAGTGGATCAAAAAGATCGTACCCAAAATGCGTGCCTGCTGCAAAAGCCGCCCGAATGACAGACTCGCAAAAGCGTTCTGCGGTTGTAAGGAAAAGAAGTAAAGCACAAGGTGTTGGTGGAAAGCCGACTAATGTAAAGACCTTTGCTAAGGCAAGTACGGGTGGTATGATGGATTATTATAAGGGGATTATTTAATGGCAAGTTCAGATACAACAGCTTTTAATTTAGAGATTGATGAAGTTATTGATGAAGCATACGAGAGATGTGGTTTATCTACTAACTCAGGATATGATCTAAAGAGAGCAAGACGTAATTTAAATTTACTTTTTTCTGAATGGGGAAATAGAGGAATACACCTTTGGAAAGTAGCCCTTAATGAAATTGCTCTTGTAAACGGACAACCTAACTACACTACACCTGCTTCGGTAAGTGATGTTCTTGAAGCTTTTATTTCAAGTACAAATGCTGCTGGAAATAATGTTAATACTCAAGATGTATCTTTAACTAAAACTGATAGATCTACTTATGCTGCTCTTCCTAATAAATATGCTACGGGGCAACCTTCTCAATACTATGTAGATAGACAAATTACTCCTATTATATATTTGTATCAAGCTCCTAATTTAAGCACGTACACAACTTTAAAATATTATTCTATAAATAGAATTGAAGATGCGGGAGCATATGGAAATACTCCTGACACCCCATTTAGATTTTTACCTTGTATGGTATCAGGGCTAGCTTATTATTTATCATTTATGAAAGCAGCTGAAAAAACAGATATGTTAAAATTAGCTTACGAAGATGAAATGAAAAGAGCGTTAGATGAAGATGGTTCAAGAACATCTTTATACATTTCACCTCAAACTTTTTTTGGAGATGGAGTATAATGGGAACATTTGCAAGAGGTAAAAGATCATTAGCAATATCAGATAGATCTGGTATGGCATTTCCTTATACAGAAATGGTAAGAGAATGGACTGGTGCATTAGTACATACTTCTGAATTTGAGCCTAAACATCCACAGATTAGAAGAAAAAGAGTTGTAGCTGATGCTGTTGCTCTACAAAATTCTAGAGCACAAGATTTTCAATTACCCACACAAATAGCACAAAGTTCAGGTGATCAAACTATTGCTAATTCAGGTGGCCAAGGGCAGGTGTTCTGTGATTTAAATTTGCCTGGTCCATTTGCGTTTAATGTATTTAGAGTTTTAGACCATTTAGGAACAGAAATAAATACAATGCAACCTAGAAACCCTTCTTTACAAAACACAAGAAGACAAGCTAAAACAAATGTTGGTATAGCAACAGTGGTGATATCATAATGGCAATTACTTATTCTAACTTTTTAACTCAAGTAAGAAATTACACTGAAGTAGATAGTTCAGTTTTATCAGACACTATTTTAGATCAATTTATTAGAAATACAGAATTAAATATTGCTGGCGCAGTAGATTACGATGATTTAAGAAAATACGCAACTTCTTCTACTACACAAAGTAATAGATTTGTTTCTATGCCTGCTGATACATTGGTATTAAGATCTGTGGAATTAATTAGTTCAAATGTAAGAACTTTTTTAGAGAAAAGAGACACAAGTTTTATTGCAGAATATTCTCCTGACGCAACCGTAACAGGAGTACCTAAATTTTATGCAAATTGGGATGAGACTAATATATTATTAGCTCCTACTCCAAATGCTGCCTTTTCACTACAAATAAATTATATTAAAGATCCACCACATTTTAATAGTAGTACAACAACGTTTTTATCTACTCACCAAGAAGCGCTACTTTTGTATGGAGTTCTTACAGAAGCCTTTAGTTACCTTAAAGGCCCAGATGACCTATACAAACTGTATTCTGGCAAGTATAATGAAAGCATACAAGCTTTTGCCCTACAACAAATGGGTAGACGAAGAAGAGGAGAATACGACAGTGGAGTGCCTCGAATTAAAGTACCTTCACCGTCACCATAAATTTAATTAAGGAGATAAAATGGCAATAACAACAAACGCAATCTGTAATTCATTTAAAAAAGAATTATTAGAAGCAAAACACGACTTTTCACAAAGTGGTGGTGATAAATATAAATTAGCAATGTACTCAAACTCTGCTACACTTGGTAAATCTACAACAGTATATGCTGCTAACCCAGGTGGTGGATCAAATACTGAAGTAACTTCTACTGGCTATACAGCTGGCGGTGGTGCTTTAGTAAACACTGGAACATCTATAGCTACAAACACAGCTATAACAGATTTTAGTAACCTATCGTTCGTAGGAGTAACTTTAACTGCAAGAGGTGCGTTGATTTATAATACATCTAACTCTAACACTGCAGTTGCGGTATTAGACTTTGGTGGAAATAAAACAGCGACTAGTGGAACATTTACAATTCAATTCCCAGCATTTACTACTTCTGCAGCTATATTAAGAATAGCTTAAGGAGTAAACTATGGCAGCATCATCCTGGGGTTCTAATAATTGGGGCGAAGCTGCCTGGGGTGATAATGCTGTTATAGTAGGTTTTGATACATGGGGTATTAATTCTTGGGGTGATGGATCTTGGGGACTAGGTACTCAAACTTCAACCTTAGCTACAACAACTGGAACTGTTACTTTCACAATTTCTTGTGAGGTAAATGTAACTGGCCAATCATTAACATCAACAGTCGGAACAGCAACATCTATTACTGCTGATGCAAATTTAAATGTTACAGGTTTAAGCGCTTCTACAAGCATAGGATCAGCTGATACTGATGCTAACGCTAGAGTTATACCAGGGGGGCAAGCATTAGCTTCTACAGTTGGTGCAGTAGATTTAGATGCAGATGGTAGTATAACTATTAATGCAACTGAAAATGCTTTACAAACTGCAGCAGGACAGCTTAATCCAGTTATTGAAGGCGGTACACTAGTTACAGGAAGTTCAGCTGCTACATCAATTGGAACAACAGTAGCATTCTCAGATTTTAGTATAAATGTTTCAGGGCAAGCATTAACTTCAGCAATTGGATCATCTGTAGCCTTCTTAAATCAAGAAGTAGATGTATCAGGACAAGCGTTAACATCATCTATTGGTACTTTATCTGCAGTAACTGGAACAGCCACTTTAACATTAACTGGACAAGCATTAACTTCATCAATAAGTGCAGTAGATGCAGTTTCAATTGCAGAAGTAGCAGGACAATCTATAGCTTCATCTATAGGTTCTTTAAGCGCTATTACAGGGACAGCAACAGTCGATTTAACAGGTATTTCAATGTCTTCAAACATAGGCTCTGTTGTGGTAACATCTTGGAATGAAGTAAATCCAGGAGTATCTAATAGTTGGACAACTGTAAATCCAGGAGTAACAAATACTTGGAGTGAAGTTGATAGAGCAGCTTAATAATGGTAATATAATAACACAAGGTTAAACTATGGCATCAAGTTATTCGACAGATTTAAAACTAGAACTTATGGTAACGGGTGAAAACTCGGGAACATGGGGAGGAAAAACAAATACAAATTTAAACTTAGTTCAGCAAGCAGTTGCGGGCTATGAAGCAATATCTATTGCAGGAGGTGCTGGTACCACTGCACTAGCAATGACAGACGGACAAATTTCAAACGCTAGAAATGCAGTTATAAAATTTACAGGGGCAATAACGGGTAACAAAATAGTTACAATTCCAAACGGAATTGAAAAAACTTACATTGTAAGTAACGGAACTACAGGAGCATACACTGTTCAATTTAAAACAGTTGGCGGAACAGGGGTAACTTTTGCAACTGATGATAAAGGTGTAAAACTACTTTTTTCTGATGGTACAAATGTTGTTGATACTTCTTTAGGTGTTTCAACAAATCCAGGTGGATCTAACACACAAGTTCAATTTAATAGTTCAGGGTCTTTTGGTGGTTCTGCAAACTTAACTTTTGATGGTAGTAATTTATCACTTGCTGCGCAAGGGGATTTAAGACTTCAAGACGCTTCTGGCGGTCAGTATGTTGCATTACAAGCACCTGCAACTGTAGCTTCAAATGTAACTTTAACTTTACCAGCTAATGACGGAGATGCAGATCAGTTTTTACAAACTGATGGTTCAGGAAATTTAACTTTTGTA